CTCCTTAACCACTTCGTCGAGATGAATCCATCTCGCTGTTTTCATTGTATCCATTACTTAATGTCGTTGCCGTCGTTACTAATGTCCTGAATGCCCATCCTTGACTTTACCCTTCTTATGACTAAGTCAGTAGCGGCAAGTCCAATGTTATCAGGAATATCTGTAGAATCAGGAGTAGCCTCCGAAGTAACCATCCTGACTATACCCTTTAAATCCTTTAGATTCTTATAACTCATCATATAGAACGTAGAGCCTTCTGTCCAGCCAAATATCTTATTCTTGGGCATAGGAAGCACTCTCATTACATCTATCTCTTGAGGAGCAATCTGAATGACAGTATCTGTCAGCTGGCCTTCTCCGCTTTTAAAATATACACCTGCAATAGCGATACCTCTAGGAAGACCAAGAGGAACCTGCGGAAGAGACAGATAGTAATATCCCGTATCGTTGTCCTTTGAGACAACTCGGTTCTTAAATGTAGCATAGTACATGTCGTTCATGTACGTGATGCTTTCCATTTCAGCAGACTCCTTATAGCGCTGCTCCATTACAGTAGCTATCGCCTGACCAAGCCAAAGCGATATCTCGTTATCCGTAATCTGAGCATCGTCAAACGGAAGGCCGTTATTGATGTCTCTTTGTATAAGTTCTATTAACTGCGCTCTTGTCATTCACCTTGCATTTTTGCTGTTTGCGAAACACGAACCAAATCAGCGTCTTTAAGATTAATACCTATCAAACCAAGCTGTATAAAGATAAGCTCATTTATCTCCTGGTCTCTCCATTCGGGATTTACAACAGCACCACTTGTCCCAGACGAGTCATAAGTAGGTACTCCTCCAACCAGTGTAAATGGCCATGTAATATCAGCCGGCTTCCTGACATACGTCATTATCATCCTGTCAACATCATCTGTTCCTGTTATCATCCTGAATCCGCCATCGTATTCATAGTAGTACGGATTAGTAGCTGAAGGGGGGTCAATAACAGAGCTGATAGCGCTATGTATTTGCTCGTGCTTCACCCTTCTGATTCTTTTCCCATCTTCTGTATTTAGACTTAATAACTTCAGATAATCAGGATATTGCGTCTTTACATTTGCCAGCTCATTAACAGACTTTAAGATTACCCTTTTGGTAAACGGAGCAAGCTTCTCTTCAACCACCTGCGTCATGTGACCGCCTGTGCGAGCCACTGGTCTGCCTGGTTGATACTCTTGCACCTGACCTAAAATCCTGTTAATGAATATTCTTTGGGCTGTGTTGAACGTATTTACAAACTCATCAGGAGCCAAATACCCGTGATGATACTTGTTGCAGAGGTATTGAACATCCTCGTATACGGTATTAGAAGTAGCCATACATCAAAGATAAAAAAAAGGCCACTGTAAAAACAGCGGCCATAAACCTAAACTATGAAAAAAGCTATATTTATTTCAACACTTAAAGGACTTCTTTGAGTCGCTTGTAGAAGGCATTAGACTCATCTGTGTCGGAAAGGATGAAGTTTGCAATGACTTCAACTACCGATTTTCCAAATGGAATCTCTGTGATTACCTTGTCGGAATCCTTCCATGTGAGGTATCCTTTTTTAGAAGCTACATCAAGTACGCCTGCATCAAGGCCTTTCTTTACGAAATACTGAGCTTTAGCAGCCGGACTTCCTGATGTACTCATAAAGTATTCAGGCTTCTCAGCAGCCTTATTGGCGTAGTCTACGCGTACTTTAGCAAGAGACTTCTGCTCTCCGTACTGATTAATCATCTGGATTCCTAAAAACTCGGCATGGATAAGCATATCTTCTACTTCAGCATTCATAGCTGTATTGATAGCTCTCAGCTTCGTTTCTTCTTTTAACAGCTCTTTGTTCTCAACATCTGCGCTGTTAACGAGCGTATACTTAGGCTTCTTGCCTTTCAGTCTCTCTTCTTTCTTATCGTAGTCATCGCTGTTCAAAAGGAACTTTAACAGCGTCTTGTTTGTTCTTGGAACACGCAGGTATCCGTTGTTAAATACGATGTCCAGCTTGTTTCTCTGCAAATATTGCGGAGTATAGCCTTCCTGCTCATCCATAAAGATGGAGCTTGCGCCACGTACCAAACGAATAGTTCTTACGGATTGCGTTTCGCTGTCATATACAGGCATCTCATTTACTACAGACTCATAAGCTTTAGGCTTTATCCCTTCAGGAGTTAACAGCTTAAAAACGTACATCTCTGGCTCTTTCTGCTGAGATTTGATTTTAAACTCTGTCTTAGCGATGATTTGCTTGAGTTTGTCTCCTTCTTCATCGAACTCCTTAATGGGTCTTTTAGGTCTTTCGATGGCATCTTCTGTAACTACTGGCGCATCGGACAGCGCATTTAATACCGGTAGTTGCGGCTCTTGTTTGACTTGTTTTGTAGGCATAAATATTTATTTGAACAAATATAATAAAAAGCCCCCGAATATGAATAGTCAGGGGGTTATTTATTCACTTAACACAAAAAAACAAACCTTTGCAAATGTAACAAAAAACCCCGAAAGTAAAAACAATCGGGGAGTAATAGAAAACAGAGTCAATCCAAGAACTCAAAAATACTTTATTAATCTATTCGTGCTGAATAGTTGTATCAACACTATTTAAATAAAAAACCCCCCGAAAATCGAGGGGTCTTTTTTATGCTTAGTTAAGATTAAGCACTCAGGCGCACGAAGCGGTTTGCAGCGAACACACGCAGACCAGCATAGCACAGGTGGTGTACGTTCAGTTCAGCAACATCGCTTGTAGGACTCTTAGCGAAAGCACCAGTTTCCCAAATGTGCAGGTCTTTGCCATTCACATTGTTGTAGGTAACTTCGATAGAGTTGTAACGCTCTCCAGTTTGAGGGTCACGTCCTTGAGCCATCGGAACTACGATACCGTAGTTTTTGTACTGATGGTCAGTAGGAGTAGCACCGTATACAGCTTCAGGAGAGAACGGCATGTACTTCTTAATGTGGAAAGTATAGCCATCCATAGTGATAGAACCGAAACCGTACATAGCAGCAGCTTCTTTGCTACCACCTACAGTACCCCAAAGGATAGCACCAGCATCGTACAGGTCAAACAGTTCGTCATCCAGCTCTTGACGTAAGAACACGTCAGCAAGCAGGTGATTCTCCATAGAACCTCCGTTGAAGTCTAAAGCACGAGTTACTTCGTGTAATTTAGCTCTGTCAAGAGAACCAGCAGTATAAGATACGCCAGTACCACGGCTTTCGATTTGGTCGATAAGACCGATAGTGTTCTTAGAAGTAGCAGAAGCGTTTGTGTTGGTAATTTGCTTACCGAAAACAAGAGTAAACTCTTTGTTGTTCATGTAACGCTTAACAGCATCTTCGAGACCTTTGTAAGAGTAATTATCACCAAACCAGATTTCTTCAATCATAGCACGGTCAGTTACTCTCCAGTCTTCGCGGATTTCAGAAACGTAGTTCAGAACTTCTTCAACACGAGGAATCAAAGCATCTCCCTTAGAAGAAGCTTCGCCTACCGCAGCTTGTCCGCGGAAGAGAATCCACTCGTTAGCATCCAGACGACCATCTACAGTAGCAGACTCAAATTGTTGAGTAGAGCTAAGAGGACGTACAGTTGCAGTGTGCGCACCAGCAGAAGTTTTGTCAACTGAAACTACTTTACCTTGGATACCAGTAGAAGCGATTTCAACTACTTCACCTACACGGATAGGAGATTTAGTTCCGCTGTCATAGTGAGAACCAGAAGTCAAAGTGAAAGTAACAGCAGAACCATTGGTTGCACCAGTTACGTTAGCTTGTACTTGAACAGCTTGGTGTAATTTACCCAAATCTTCCCAGTGACGGATAGTTTGAGATTTCACCTGTCCTTTGAACCCGAGCATTTCCAACAGCATAGTGTAGTTCTGAGAACCATACTTGCTGATGAATTTAGGGTAGTACTGAGGTTTTAAGATACTAAGGTCACTAACGATACCTCTCGTTAGACCTGCGCCAGGATTTACAAATGCTGACGGTTTCTCTGAGGCTGAATTGTATGCCATTTTTTGAGATTTTTAATTGTTAATATTACGTGTTACCAAAGAAATAATCCACCATTTCCTGCTCCTTACTCAGCTGTTCGTTAGGTTGTTGCCTCATTGTCGTGTCCTGAAAGTTGGCATTTTTCAACCCTTTGATGAGTAGCGATTTCGTATTGTTTACCGCCTGACTTACATGTGCATCAATAATCTTATTCAGATTCTCCAGCACATACACATCTTTGGCGATAGCAGTAGTATTAAAGCTACCATCTTCTTTAATGTAACGAGGTACAAAGTAGTCCTGTAGAGTAAACTTCTCAAGCGATTGTTTCAGATTCTGCTTTTCAGCCTGGTCTATAACAAACGATGTTTGGAAGTCTAGCTCATCGTCCTTGTACTTAGTTCCAAAACCCGTAACCTCATTCATGGCCGAGTCAATGGATTTTACGTACTTGTCCCTGAACTCCTTTATAGCAGCTTCGTCAATTTCGTTCCCTTGTGGAACTTCAGCTTGACTTGCGCTCGTTGCAATATCTGGAAGAACTATTTCCTGTTTCTTTTCCTGTAAGAAGCTTTTGGCTTCCTTCAAGTCTTTCTTTTTAAGACGCTCCATTGCTGCCACCTCTCTTTCATATCTCTTCTTAGCCTTCTCAATGTCAGCAGGGTCGTCTAAGTCTTCATCAATATCCGGCTGGTCTACACCATATCTGCTTTCAAATTCATCTTGCAGTTCAGCATCGGACAGCTCAGGGTTTTCGTATTTGAGTTTTAACTTTAAAACGTTATCGGCATCCAATTTGTCAACATTTTCAAGTTGCTTCTGTTGCTGATAGACGTTCATAAACTCATCTACCTTACCTTCCTTCAAATATTCAAAGACCTTCTTACTTGTTTCGTTAGCAAAATTAATTTCCTGATTAACAGGTTTTTCAGCAAGTTGTAGTATTTCATCAACACTTTTAAACTTACCGTTAGTTTTTTCTGCTAAAATAGCATCAAAGTCTATTTGTGTTGAAGGATTAGTTTCATGTGGAACATTGCTGTTGCCTGAAATGGCCTCTTCTGCTGCATTTACAGGCGGTTGCGAGTTACCACTTTGGGAACCTTCACCTTCTTGTTGCATCTCACCGGATGCGATTAAATCCTCGAACATCGAGGCATTAGGATTACTCATTGTTTTCTGTTTTTAAGTTATTAATACTTGGTTTTACCTTTCATCTTGCCCATAGCAGTATTTGCTTTTTTGGACATAGTTGCAGGCTTACCTTGTTTCTTTGCCATTTTCTCTTGCATGGACTTAAATGCTGCGTTCTTTTTTGCTTTCATTTTATTTGATTTTAATTGATTACGAAGATACTTATTTTCTGTATTTAGCAACCTTTTTAGCTACGCTTTTTGGTTGTTTTACAAACTGCTTACCTGCTTTGCTTCCTTCTGCTTTTGCTCTGTTAGTTGCTGCCTTCTCGGATGCAGATAACGAACCCCAAGCTTTCTTCGGTAAATACCTGCGTTTACCTTCTGATGGCTTGCCTGATGATGTGGTCCATTCCTGCTTAGTCCATTTAGCTAACTTGTTATCAGATGATTTAGCACCTTTATAACCACCACCTTTCTCTTTGTATATTTTAACAGCTAACTGCATTGCACGAGCCGAGTGCTTACCGCCCATCTTAGCTTTTGCCTGCTGCTTGGCTTTCTCCCAAAGAGCAAGATTAGTTTTTGTTGCTGTACTCATATTAGTATTTACCTTGTCTTGATTTAGGAGATGACTTAGTAGAACCACCTTTACCAGCCCAAAGCACCTTACAAGCCCAATATCTTGCTCCCATCTTATCGTTAGCACTACTGCACTTATGCCTTGCTTTAAATGACTTACGAGCAGCAGCAGAATAGTTATGACCGTAACCTTCTGCTCCGAAGTGGACAATCTTTTCTTTGCTTCCCTGACAAGCCTTAACCATCATCTTCTTACCAGGTCTGGTAGAAGAGCGAGGCTTATTACAGGGCATTTCAGATTTCTTTACTGCCATAACCTATTTATTTTAAGTAAGCTTTATTAGTTTTTCTGTAATATACAAAGTCACTAGGACTTAATCCCTGCTCTTTAGCTGCCCTGTCCTTTGCTCTCTCTTCAGCTGTCATCATATTACGCTTCTGACCTTCCTTCGTCAGCGTCTTCCCATCTGGTCTTAAATGACCTCTTTTTATCAGTATCTTAATCGCAAGAGATTTACTTCCAACCTGAGCCGTTAGCCGGTTGACCAACTGATTGCGACCCATGAACTTTTGCGTCTCCATTATTTTCTGATTCCTAGCTTTCTAAATGACCCGTAGCTTGACTTTGAAACAGCTTTCTTTTTCTTCTTCATTGGTTGATTCACCATCGGAATAACAATCATGGCATCTCCATTCTCTTCTCCATTCTCGTCCTCATTCATTTCATTCTCCTGCTCACTCATGTTATCAATGGTCTTGATAGCCTGATACAGAGCAAGGAACTTTGTCATTTCCTTACCTGTAAAGTTCATGCCTGCCATCATCCTGTTAAAGTTCTGTATATCTAGTATCATTGCTCTTCAATTAATTTATCTAAGTCTTGTTGCTTCTCTTTTTCTTGTTGGATAGCCTCTTCAGGGTCTATTCCTTGCGCTGCCAGCTGCTCCCTCATGGCCATCTCCTGCTGTTGGGCTGCCATCTCTGCTTCCATCTGAGCCTGCTGAGCTTTACCTGCAAAATAGCTATCCACTATCTCCTTCACATAACCCTCTAGTGGTTTGCCAGTCTGAAAAGACATCTTCAGTATTTCATGTACGAAATTCTGTACGTTCTGCTCTTCTTTTGCTTTTGACAGCTCCTTATCTATAGCCATCTGGGACTGCGCCTTAATCTGCTGTATTTGAGCATCTGCCTGAGCCTTCGCCATTGCACTTCTCTCCTGCACCTGCGCATTCATCTCGGAGTTCTGTTGCGCTCTCTGCATCTCCACTTCCGTCTTCTTAGCCTTAGCACGAACAAGGAACATCTCCTGTAACTTCACATTATCAATTCTGCGAATCTTAAAGGCATCGTCAAAATCAATAAGATTATTCTGCATTGCAGTATTAATCATTGACTCTACATACGCCTTCTCCACATCATCAGGAAGCATCTCTAATTTGAAGTCAAAATACATGCCTGCAAGGTCAGCGTTGGTAAAGTACTCTCTGTAAGCCTTACCGCCATACACAACAGAGTCGTGCAGGAGGATTCCTATTTTTGTAATCGTCTGCTCACATATCTCCAAATAAGAGTCATAGATAAAATCAGTAGCATTATTAGATTCGCGGATTTGAGATTGTAAAACGCCTAACCCCATCTTAGGATTAACGCTTGAACCTTCTCTGTATTCATTTATACCTACCTCATCTCTGATTTTACCAATATAGAAGTTGTAGACCGTGATGGCTGCCTGAAGCTGAGAAACGTTACCAACATTTGGTAACTCATTCATCGGCAGATTCTTTCTTTCTCCATCCTCATCTACGCTGTTATAATAAATATTACCCGTTTGGTCATAGATTCTTTGAAGTTCAAGCGGCTTAATATTGCCCTGACCAAGGTCTACTTCTTTAAGTCCTGATATGTCAACAGCGATACCAGCAGGTCTCATCTTAGCGATAAGCTGCTGTATCTTCATGTGAGTAAGCGTAATCATCCGTACAGAAGAACTGATTCTTTCTGCAAGCGGAGTATTATTCATGCCGATATTATTAGGCATGTACACCGAATAGCTAAAGTAAGCTTTTGACAGCTCTTTAGGATTCGATGGACGTATCATACGAGTGTTAGGAGCAAACTCCAAAAGCATCTTTGCATTAGTTACAAATGCGCCTTTGTAGATTACTTCCATCTGCTTTTCGATAACCAGCTTATCTTCACCAACCCCTTCTGGTCTTCCTTTCTTCTTTTCTACATACTTTCTGTTATCTCTGTTCTTTTCTACCCAGTACATCGGTCTTACCGTCTTGGCTTCAAAGAACAATACCTCGATAGCGTACTCATCATAAGGTCTTGAACCAGGATTAATGTACTCATTCTTCCATTTAAACGTATATGGGTTCTGGCAGTCCTTTGATGTCTTGGCTATCTCAAACATCTTCTCTTCAGGAAGATTGTACATCTTTCTTAACTCATAGATTTTCATTGACTTACGATGCCCCATAATAGCTGCATCTCCTAAGTCATTCTTCTCTGAGTAAGAACTGAAATAGTCTATCGGATTGATATACTCTACGATTATTGACCCGTCATCGGATGCTCTTGTGTAGGTAACTCCGTATCCTGCGTCTCTGATGCTACAGAGTAAACTTCGTTTGATATCGTTCCAAGCGTTGGTGTGCATGACCATTGAAACACCTCGCTCCATGAGGATTTCTTCAGGTGTTCTGTAGTCAATGTTGAAGAAGATATCCAGTTCATCATAACTTTGCGGTTCAAAATCGTTTCGTTGTTTCATCTTGCCAAGTACCTCGTCGGCCATCTTGGTAAGTTCCGGCTCGAGCATTCTGAACTCGGCCATATCCCTATCATACTTTTTGCGCTTGATGCTTATGGGGTCAACAGCTGTACACTTAGGCTTTTCGGCTCTTTTCATAAACCCACCTATAAGTACCTCCATAAACTTAGGAGCAATCATGGGAGGAGTCCAGTCAAGGTTTACATAAGACTGCTTACCATCAATATTGAGGAACTGCATGTAGTCTCTCATATCCTGCTTGCCATAAGACAGCTTGATATTCTTTGAAATCTCTACATTTCTTCTCTCAAAATACTCATTACTTACAATGGAATGAATATACCTGGCCATCTTCTGGCCAAGCTCTGCATCTGTTACCCCTTCAAGATTGAGGTGGAACTGCAATGTTGGGTTGTACGTGGGAGTCAACTTAAACAATTTTATCAAAAATACTAAAACTATCTTATGTTGCTGATGTCAAAGGTCTGTATATAGGATATAGACTCCTTCTTTTCTTTCAACACATTCCTAACGTCTCCTGCTGCTGCAACAAGCGCAATCATGAACGCAACAGTAATATCCGACTTGGTTCTGTTGAAATGGTCATACTCCATCATATCCTCCAGTATCTCCTTAAAAAACATCTTATGCGAGTAGTTATCAATCCAGAACTGAGCAAGTTCAAGTTGCTTATTCAGCGAGAACGGGTCTTTTGGTGATACGCCCCATGTCTGTATGGTCTTGGCTTTCCTGTTAGGGTCTATAACAGACTTAGGGGTTTTGGTAATATAGTTCTTGTAGCCCTTATCAATAAACCATTCAAAGTAATCATCATTGGCATTTTCGTAAGTAGCCTTGCATCCGTAATAAAATGCTGCCATCTGCACTTCGGTATGGAATTGATTCTTTGTCTTAGGTCTTCCTACATACAGCGCAACTGGTAGACCTGTATTCTCAGGGTCGGTCGGGTCCTGCTGTTCGTACACTACGATAACGCCATTAGAGCCTTTCCCTACGATGATGGTAGATGCAAACGGGTCAACTCCTATCTTATACATGTGCGTATTGGTAGGCGTCCTTCCGCTGTCACCCCAGTGCATGGCATTAGGTTCTTTTGGCTGCTTTAGTATCAGCCACTTACCATTTGTGTCATCTCGGTAGTCTACCTTATTTTCTGCTGCCCATCCAAATGTAACCCTACGTAGTGGGGCAGGATTATCTTTAAGGTATTCTATCTGCTCACGAATAAGACCTACGTTAAAGAAAGACTCTGAATCATCGGCAGCAAAGGCTTCCTCTTCGCTAAAAGGCATCATCCGCTTTTCCTCAAGTCTCATCTCATCATCCTCGATGGCATCTATCTTCCTTCTAAGGTATTCTTTTGCTCCTAGTCTTATTTCTTCTCTAGTAAGGGTTGTAGTTTCCAAAAGATAAGCTTCCTGGTCTTTTGTTGGCTTTTCTATTACGCTCATCCCAAACCTGTCGATGAACCCCTCGTACCCATCGTATGCCGGCTTAAAGTATCTGTAAAGTCCTGATGGGGTAGTCTTATGCGTCATCTGATTAGACTCATTCCATAGTACCTTAAATCCAGCTCCACCATCTTTAAGTTTATTTACGGTTGATGGCATCTCAGCAAAACCTACCTTTCTTGCACCTTTTTCTAAAGTCTTCCTTACGATTGACCAGTACCTTTGGATTGGAACGTCTGATGGGAACTTACCCCCTTCATCAATCAATAGCCTTGTAGTTCTTTTAGAATCGTAGCTGTTTAGCTTTGTATTTTTGAAATCTATCTGTGAGTTTAGACCTTCTGGCTTTTCTTTGATGGATGTCTGCTGCTTTTTTTTAATCCTGGATACCTGCTTCATAAAGCGCAGTATCTTTTCAGGGTCATCACCTGCTGCGATATCGGGCTTTAGAAACAGCGGAAGGTTACGAAACGCATACACCACCATCTCCTTGAATACCGACTTAGCATCATCCCCTGTCTTGGATACGATACCACATTTAGCCTGCTCGGTAGTAGTAGCTGTATAGATAAGATTGGAGGAGGCTTGTGATGTAGCACCCTCACGACGAGACTTAACCCTTATAATCCCTAGTACATTACTAGACTTCTCGCAATAGTCCAAGAACAGATAATACCTTCTGTCGGAGTCCCTGTATTGTGGCCGGTCTCCGTTTTCAAGGGTAAAGAAGTTAAGAAAGTAATAGTATTTGCCGGTGATGTAAGTTGGGTATCCGTTATTCATAAACCAGTACCCATCACGACACCTGGTAAGTTCCTGCATGATAAAGTCCCACTGCTCCTCGCTCCATATAGGATTGCCGTCAGAATCGTATTCAAGCTCCTCAAAGTAGTTCGGTATTTCTGTATACTCGAAGAACTGATGACTAGGAGGCCTGTTGCTGTTCGGCAGTTGCGACGGATGCGGTTGCTCCGGAAACTGGTACGTTACCCCGTATATATTTAGGCTTGATTTTTTTGACAACTGTCTTTTCTTTTTTTACGAAGTTAAGAATACTATTAGCAAATGTCCAACCTCTTTCTGTCAGGAAGTACACATATCTTGTGCCAGTATGGTTCTTTTCTCTTCCTACAAGGCCATAGCTAACAAGTCTTTTTGTAAACTCATTAAGCTTGGCATGACCGAGCTGGATGTCTCTTTTAAACATAATAGAGGTAGCGCCATTCTCATGCTGAGACAAGAAAAGCAAAGAGATAATATCTCTGGGCATCATCTTGGTCTTTCTCTTTACCATACTAAGCTTAGCGTATATCCTTGCCCAAGCTAGCACATTGATGTAGTTGGTATTGATGCTTTGGTTAGGGTCGTAGAACTTAAACTTAGCTTTCAGCTCTTTATATACTTTCTTTCTTAGCGTGGATTTATATTCCTTTAGTTGTTGCTTAGCCCTTAGCTTAACATTTTCTATACGTTTCTTGTATCTTTTGACAGATGCTCTATGATTGCCACGCTCTCTTCCAATCTTAAACCACACCTTCTTATTGGTCTTCTTTGTACTTTCTCTTACCCTTACGTATCTGTCCCATGTCTTTTCATACAGCCTTTTGTACTTATTGGCTTTGGACAGGTCTTCTCTGCTGCGTCTTTTGTATTCTTTAATCATCCTCTCAACAGCTGCTTTTGAGTAGCGCTTGCCGGTGGGAACAAGTATTCTTTTCCTGGGTTCGTCTGTTCCTATAACTTTTGGTGGTGGATAGTTGGTATCTTCCATTACTTTCTGATAAAATGTTCAAGTGGGTTTTTTGATACAGTAGGCTTTTCTTCTTCTTTATCAATGCCTACCTTTAATTCCTTCTTCAACCACAGCAGGTTCTGAGCTACGTCTTTGCTGTCAACCATAGCCTTCCATACCCTTTCAAATGTCTTATCGTTCTTGGATTTGAAAGATACGTACTCACCATTCAGGTCTTCTGCAAGCTTTACCAGCTGATAGTTCAGGGCATGATAAAGCCCTTGTAGTCCATCAGCTTTGTAGACTTTTAACTCCGCTTCGAGTTCTTCAATCCTCTGTTTTAGTTTCAGTACGTCTGTCATTTAATTTTGGTTTATGTTCCCAGTAATATTCGCAACTACCATCTTCTTTCATTGGTGGCTTATCAAAATACATCTGTCCAAAATGATAAGGCTGCGAAATATAGCGATAGCAAGTATGTCTTATCTTGCAATGAATAGCGTGGCATTTCACTATGTCTGGCATTATATTCCTGTTTTATGGTTTAATAAAAAGTTACCCCATTGTTCAGCCATTGCGTCGGCTATTCCTTGATAAGTCTTACTTCTTTCTTTTGATTTATTGCTTCCTAGCCAATGTATTCTTGTTCTTTCTTTTACAGGAAGCGTCATCATATAATCGTAAACATTATTTGTTTCATTTAGCTTAGGCAATCCTTTAAGCCACAAGCAAGTTTTTTTCTGCTCAGGATGACCAAACTGAAAAGGATTTATAATTTGGTCAGGCTTTCTATATCTTGAACTCATTATACAAATAGGATTTTCTACAGCTATGTACTTAACTGGAGCATTTACAAATTTCATAAAAAAGTCAGCAGCTTCATCTTGCAAATAACGAGGCTTTACTCCTTCCTTAAACCATCTCGCACCACTGACAGCCAAGTGCGTACATGGAGGATGCGCAATAATTAAATCCCAGCCATCATTTAAAACTTCCAGCACATCTCCTTTTATATGCCACTCAGGATGACCTCCACTTTGGTCTTGTATATCACAACTATACGCCTCGAATCCTTTTGCTCTGAATGCCTTACATACAGTTTGACTTTCTTCGCAAGCTATTAATACTCTCATATTCCTGTTTTATGGTTTTCTGTTAATTGGTATCCGTGGTCGATGGCGATGATGTCTTCTTCTTTTACTCGTATCAGACGGTGCTCTCTGCCTTTATCAGCATATACAACCTCATAGTCCGCCATTGTCTCAACGATTACAATATCGTTCGGTTTAATGTACTGCTCCGACACTTTTTCGTCACTATTATTTGCAACTTTTGTGACAAGAACACGGTTATTTTCTTTCTCATCACTCAGGTCTGTTAATACTAGAGCGGATGTTTTAGCTTTCTTATAGATTCTTTCTGCAAGGATATATCCAGGCATAGGAGCAGGATTACCTTCTTCATCAAAATAAAAGAAAATATTCTTAGGTCTTACGGCATAGATATACAGCTTTTTATTTCCTCCGTATACGCTATCGTCTTTTGTAACTATGGCTTCTATCAGGTTATGGTCTGCAAAGGAGTTATGCCAGCATACAATCCTAGTACCCTCTTTTAGACCAAGATGATTGTCCGCATAGACGACTGCATTAACAGCATTCTTCTCTCTTTCGTTCCAACCAAAGTCTTTGTCGATGAATAATTTAATGTCTGTTCCTTCGATGGTGTGGGAGTATTTGTCTTCTTTGTCAACGACTACGACAATCTCTCCGCGGAGTGGTTTGTAGTTCATGTCTGTTTTCTATTATGCAACAAATATAGGAAACTTATATTACAAAAAAAAGCCCCTCTAAAAAGAAGGGCCCATTAACCAAACCAACCATTATGAAAAAAACCAAGCTTATGGATATACCAAGATTTCGATTGGGAAGCTTGAAAGAACGCTGTCTTCCAGTGTTCCACCAGCTCCTGTAGTAACAGTAACTACGTTATCACTTGTACGTACTGCAATAACATTTTTGATAGCAGCAATAGTACCAGTCTCACCAGGCTGCATGATAAAAGTTTTATCAGAAGTAAAAGCTCCAGTAAGAGTAGCTGTATAAGTACCAGCAGAGCCACGAGCCCATACCAAAGTACCACCTAAGCTGTTCTCAAGAACGGCAGCGGTAGGAGCAGCAGTTGTTGCCTGAGTAACTAAAGCACGGTAAGTTTTAACAGCGACATTTCCAGCAGGTGCTGAAGAAGTAACAAGTGACCATACACCTGTTTTACCAGCGAAGATATCTACTGAGTTAGCTGTTCCAGAAGAAAGCCACTCGAATACTCCGTAGTCTTTTACAAGTACGGTATAATTGCTACGACCTTCAATTGCAGCGAGGTCAGCTGTTGAGTCAACAAGTCCTTGCTTATTGCTACGGGGTTTAATTTCAATTGCCATTGTTTATTTTTTAAATTTTAAAAATTACTTTTCTTTTCTTGGTAAGTACCAAAGCTGCGGCCATAGCACAGTAGTTCCTGAACTAATAAATGTTAGTCTATAGTACAGAGCTGTTGGTTGAGACTTAGTAAAGAATGCTGTATTGGTAACTACGTTAGAGAGCGCAATGCTGTCAGTAGGTATAAAGTTTACGTTATCGAGACTTTGAGACAGCACTACCTTGCCGGCAGCAGTACCAGAGACCCTGGTAATAACAGGCTGTAGTATAATGCCATTAAGTGTAGTGGAGAGGGTAATGTTTTTTACTACCGTGTCGGCATTAGTTAAGGTATCTACACCTGCAAATTCTATCTTTTGTGCCGGTTGAGCATAGGACTTACCTACTGCTAACAGCACCATAATGGATAATAAGACTTTCTTCATTAGAAATATTTTTGTAAATATAGTAACATATTAGCTGTTAACAGCACCTAATTGTATGCACACTTATAGAAACTAAAAACCCACCAGCAAGACTGCCGATGGGAATCAGTTCTCTTTCGAGGCTTTCACGAGATTCAAAGATACAACTTATTTTGATAAAAAAAAATATTTTAAATAATTTTTTTATTTCAGATACTTTTATTAATTTGCTGTCATATTCAAGTTCTTTCAAATAGGTTCCAGTGATTCCTTAATATCACAGACACACTGCCTTTCTCGAGGTAGTTACGGCTTTCACGAGATGAAGCTTTAGCGCATCAATCCTAAGCCCAGAAGTCGGGTAATAACTGTCAGCATAGACAGCCACGTCTCCCCGATAGTGTCGCAACTGGAATAAGTATATAAAGACCTTTATGGGTAGTATCTGATGAGAAATAGAGATTATCTCAGGACCAAGGGATACTACGAGGGTGTACCACTACGGTGGCAACGTACAGCATAAAGCATAAAACTTATTCTAATGTAAGCGAAATTCATCCCGCATCTAAGGGGACTTTCATGCCTTCTCGTAAACAGCTTCCTACTCGATAACATAGCTCGCTCCCTAGTATTTTCAAGCGCTTCTATCTTCTGCCGGTCGCTCGCTTTATATTTTGTATTTATTTATTTAATAATTCAAAATTGAGTTTAGGTAAAGTACATAAATGCTAGGGGTTCCCCCCTCCCCCATCCGCACCACCGCATCGGGGGAAATCGATTCCTGCTACTGAGTACCCTCAAATGTTCGCGGGATGTTCACTAGATAGTTGCTTCAGTCTACTAACTTTGTAGAGTATAAAGGAAAGTCTATCTAATTGGTAGACAATGAATTAGTCTAGTAAGTTGGTAGGGTGGGCATCCCCTCCGCTCCTTTCCTGATTATAACCTTCGCAAATTTTACCACTAACTTTTTTTTATTACATTAATAAAATTATTTTCTAGAATATGTAATAAGATAGTTTTAAATGTCACGGGTTATTGTGTTAATTGATTTGAGCTGATAAATTTACTTTCCTTCATTTACTTTCCTTTATTACTTTATTAAATATTATTTAATGGTCTATAAACAGTAATTTGATATTTTCTAATTAACAGCCCTCCTTATTGAATGTTTTCTAAATTTTGACATAAGTGTTTTTTATATGAATTATTCGCCTTAGCTTTGTGAGCGAAGCGAACATGCTTCAAAAGTTAATGTTCTTTATTTATTTATTCATTTTTAAATCATGTTATCATGAGCACACAAACAAACAACGGGAGCGCGACCGTAACCAATACGCGCCAGGTAGTTAATTTGTCAACTACGAAAACAGGCAAAAATTTAACGGGAAAGCAGTTAAAAAATAAGTTGGCAAATGACAAGGCAAAGGAATTGAGAAAAGCCACAAATGAAGCTCAAAAAGTAGCTACACAAACGGCAAAGGACGCGGAAAAAACTTTATCTTTTCAGTACAAAAGGCTTCAAAAGTACGCTCAAAACTACTGCATCTCTTTGTCTCTTGAAACGGGAAAGGATGTATCCTTCGAAAGTATCAAGGCGCTCAAATTTGCTGATTTTACGCCATATATTACCGAACGTGAAACGGCTGTATTTTTCGGTAATTGGTCGTTTCCCCGTTTCTTAACAATTATCAAAAGATACTACAGAGCGGAGGCAAAGAATACTTTGTCGCCTGAGCAGATATCGGAACTTTCCGCCATAGTTGACGAAATTAACGCGGAATAATACACCCTTACACCCCTATACGTTAAAACGTACAGACAAAATTTTGCTTGTCTAGGGGTGCAAATATACCGGAAAAAAATACAGATATCCGGTAAGCATTGGTAAAAAATAGCCGATATATCAGGCTAACAATTCAGTGAATTGCTGATATATGCTTCATGCAGTGCATGAACGGGCAAAGATATGCAAATGTCATCTGTAGTTCTTTTGGGGCGACATTGCGACATATTTAGGATAAAGTAAGGATATTCAATATTTACGTATAATCGGGTAAAATTGCAGTGCAGTCCGGTTATATCGGTAAAGTTTACCTAGTAATTTATTTTGTATCTGTTAAGCATAAATTTACTTTATTCGCGTTAAGTCGTTTCTAATTATTCAAGAAACGGACAAAGTAGCCCTGCATGATGCTGATGCAGTATGTTTTCCATGTGGCAATAAACGAACAACAAATGGTATTTAAGCGGAGCAAACCGCCTATACACCGGACCGCCGGAAGGTATGTCATGCAATAACTTATTTATGTTTATGCTCAAAGTAGACATGCCGGTAATTAAAACAAACGGATAACTTGTATTTTCGATTTATCATTATGCAAGTATGTGACTATCTGTTAACAGCAATGTGCAAACGTCTGATTCTAAGGTGCAAACGTCTCAAACAAACCAACAATATTCACCTAACACAATTAGTAAGCCGGAACCGGCATGACTATACTCGCCCTGATGTCGAAACAAAGGGTTAATTGTGCAAGGTGCAAACATATTGTTTTTAATAAACTCTCTTCAGGGAAAGTAAAGACAAGTGCAGGTGATTAGCGCGCCAGGTTCGATTCCTGGCTTTCCCCTATATCTGACAAAACAGATATTTTTTAAGCTTATGAAACAGTTACAAAAAGCATTTGCCAACGTAAATCAAACGGCAAAATCTCAAGGCGTTTGCCCTATTCTTGTTGTGTTCAATGGATTATGCTTTGTTGATACTGAGGTGAAAAGATTCGAGAGAGAGAAGGCTGTCAAAGCGCAGGCAAAAAGAGGCGGGAAGTACAAAGCGCCACCAAAATTCACAGGCATTTTTAATTTTTAAACTAAATCAAATAACACAAAACAAAACAGCATGAAAACCAATTACACAAAGGTCTGCTCAGCTAAAGATGGCAAGGTCATCCGCTCAACAGACAAACCTATCAGCACTCACGAAAGAATCATCATTGCCTTAACAGAACTTGGCGAAGATGTAAATGAGTTTAACTTGAAGGCAAGCTTCAGGGCTCACCAAAGAAAATTAGCAAATCCAAACCTTAACCCCTTCAACTAATCAGCCATGACAGTAAAAAACATGAACACGCTCAAAGCAATGGAGCGCAAAGGATTAATCGAACTGCACAGACAAACCGGAAGCAAAATTGCAGGACTTTACAGCAACCAGAAGTTCACATGCTACTATGTGCATGACGGACTGACTCAGTTCCAGTACAAAAAGCAGTGGTACGGCATTAAGTACTTTTCCGGATGCTTCTTCCCTTATGTAGTAAAACTTTTAAACTAATCAGCCATGCAAAACGAAAAACTCGGCATTAATCTGCGGACATTGCTAGATACTAGCATAAGTATAGCACTTCGCAGCATGGATTTATCTAACTACGAACAGCGAAATAAATTCATAGACATGATAGAAAAGCGCATCATTGAAGATGCAGACTGGATAAGCATGTCTAATGGTACGACGTACGAAAAAACTTTCACCCCTAAATCTAATAAACAATGAAACATTCAGCAGAAGAAAAACAGAAACGGACAGAGCTGTTAATCGTAGTAATTATATCCATGTTCGCTATTGCAATATTGCAAAATATATAAACCATAACACAAACATGAAAAAACTAATCATCATCGTAATTATCGGACTATTTATGTCAAGCTGTTCACCTTATGTAAATGTAGGCGGAGAAGGTGGCAGATGTAAGGTAATGGCTCCTCGCAAATTTGAAAAGACAAGGTCGTTTCCAAGTCGCTCTCACCCCATGTACAGAGCAGGGGTACACTAAGATGTTTGTTTTGTGTGAACTAGCCGGTAACAGGTAAAGCTGACCGGCTTTTTATTTTACACAAAGTAAACAAATCACTTTACTAAATTTAAAAATCGTAAATCTAAAACTTAACACAATGCAAATTAATTTAAACAAACACGTATGGGAAGGATGGACAGTCGGAGACTTTATCGACGACCTTGAGCCTTTATTCGACATAGTTAGGTCAAACGCTTCAGAGTTCGGATGCTCAGCGTTCGAAACTAAGGAAGACGTAAAGAAATGGTGCATGGATAATCAACCAGGATACAAAAAGTATATACCAGAAGTAGTCAACTACTTCGCTAGTAAAATAAAATAATCATTCACAATTAAAACCAAACACAATGACACAGACAAAGACAGACTACCAAATCGAAATCATCCATGATGAATTTCCGCAAAATCCACGTATTGAATGGGACAACCTAGGCACAATGGTATGCTTCCATAGAAGGTACACGCTAGGAGATATTGGTCACGGATACCGCGCATCAGACTTCAACTCATGGGACGAACTTAAACAGCTAATTATAAAGCAAGTAAAGCCAGCTGTTATCCTCCCTGTCTACATGTACGACCACAGCGGAATGACCATCAGCACATCACCATTCAGCTGCCCCTGGGATAGCGGACAAATCGGCTTCATCTATATCGGCAGACTTAAAGTAATGAAAGAGTATAACGCAAAACGCATAAGCCGTAAACTAAAAGATAGATTAACCGAATATCTGAAAGCAGAGGTAGAAATATATGACAACTACCTGACAGGCTCTTGCTATGGATACGAAATAACTAAGGACGGAGAAACTATTGACAGCTGCTGGGGATTCTACGGAAGGGAAAGCGCAAGGCAGGCAGCAGAAGAACAATTAATGTACTACAAATCAAAAGAAGTTGTATCTTTGTAATTATTCACCACTAAAAACAAATCACCATGAAGAAAGAAGTAGGAACATGGGAATTAAAAGAGCTGGGATTCGATAATATACACGAATACTTTAGCTACATCATCGACAGCATCACAAACGGGCAGCATAAGCAAGCCAGGATTCTATGGTTTGACCTAAGCAAGGAGCAAAGGAATCAGTTTCTGGACTGGAAAGAAACTTATGCCCCTGCCGCATCCATCAGGACAATTATTACTTAACAAACAAAACCAATAACAATGACGCAAGAAAAGCAATCAGTTCCAGGACTACACACTGTTGTGGTCTATGACAATGAAGGAGAAACATTTGACAGATACACTGTCTATACTCCCGATGGCAGCGTATTCGGGATGAGCGAGAATGCTGAAGGTTTCAATCAATACTTAGGCGAATGGTATGAAGTAGAAGAAGGCGACCACCTAGGCAAGAAACTAGACAGCATACCTGAAAGCATAAGAGAAGCTGTAATAAATAGAATGACTAATTAATAATCACTTAAAACAAATCACTTAACAATTAAAAACAAATCACAATGGGAACACGTTCATTAACAGCCTTCATTAACAAGGCAAGGGAATCACAAGAAATCTGCGTAATGTACCGCCAATACGATGGCTATCCTGAAGGGCATGGCTTACAGCTAGCCGAGTTCTTATCAAGCGGAAAGATGGTAAATGGTATTTCGGTTGGTGAAACAGAACTCGTATTTAATGGTATGGGATGCCTGGCTGCCCAGGTAATATCCTACTTCAAAGAAGGGCCTGGAGGATTCTATATAGAGCCTGCCGGAACAAGGGATGTTGGCGAAGAGTATATCTATAAAGTATACACTAATGACAATGGGCAGCTAATGATGAGATGCTTTGACGTATGGAAAGGCAGGACTATATTCGTCGGCACTCCTGAAAAGTTCATAGCTAAGTATGGCAAAGTAAAAGAGACAGCATAATTATTCATTCACTTAAACACACAAACCATGAAACTAAATCTGTTATCAATGGGTAACGCCAAGACGCCCAAAGGAGAGAAGCTTGGCATCCTTACTGGCATCCTTTACCTTGCGCCTGCTAAGATATCAGGCTACGAGGTATGCCCTCGCAGGTCAGCTGGATGCACTAGCGCCTGCCTTTACTCAGCAGGACGTGGTAAGTTCAGCAATGTTCAGCAGGCTCGCATCAGACGTACTAAAATGTTCTTCGAGCAGCGTGAACTATTCCTTAACATGCTTCGCCTTGACATTAGGCTGATTGAGCTTATGGCAAATGACAAGGGCATGACGCCTGCCGTACGTCTCAATGGTACGTCAGACATAGACTGGACAAGGTTCGGCATCATGGAAGAGTTTCCTAATGTAAGATTCTACGACTACACTAAGGTTCTGTTGTCTTCGACCTAAGTAAGAATGACGATGTGCCTACCACGTACAATGGCATACCTGTCCATGATGGTGACGAGACAGACGCGCGCTTCCTCGACCCACAAGGCGGCTACATCATCGGGCTTCGCGCTAAGGGTGATGCTAAGAAAGATTCATCAGGATTCGTAATTCATTTATAATAATTAAAACAAAACAACATGAGTAACTCATCAGCACGTAACAGAGACATTATAAGAGATACGCTTGAATATCTCTCAGCAGAACAACGCCCCATAAAACTTACCCTGCGCCCTCCGGCATGGACTAATATAATAGAGCCAGAAGATAACATCATGGAAATCAATGACGGGGAGGATGGGGTGTTCGAAGGGATACCTGAAAGCTTCTATGACGAGATGGTCAAATTATATCATAACCAAAATCAATAACACATGCCACTAATATTCTTCATACTAGCATTTTCACTGTTCACCTACGCTGACAAAGAGCCTAGCTGTATCGCAGGAGGTATCATATTCTCTATACTTGGTGCTGTGTTCTTTGACACAGGACTTCCTGAGAAAAAAGAATCATTGTTCAAAAAGAAAAAACGTTAACATGACAAAAGATATCAAAATAGAAAATGCTTTCAATGTACTTAAGGATGCAGGATATTATGTAGATGTTCTTTGGAGTATATATGATGTTAAAAGCATACATCCATGTACTGACGAAGAAGCCTATCGAATATTAGATGAAGTAATGGCTAGCCCAAGTGTAATGGAATCTATTGCGGATGAAATACTAAAGAAGTCGCAAAAGTAGGTTTCACTATCACGCGCGCTTGGTCGGCTTACCGCCTGCGCCATTACGCGCCCGATTCCTGCTCTGATGCTCTTTGACAAGCTTACCGCTTCGCTTATGGCTCATATCTATATCGTCACCATTGCCGTATGTTC